GTCAGTGGAAATTATAGATAAGTACAAGTCTATGTATGATTGCTTTTATGCATTTGAATTATACGAGGATCAGGTACAAGAGGAAATGCAATTAGTTTGCGTGAAGGAGAAAACCAATGACTGATGCAGGAATACTTGGAGTAGAAACAATAGAAGAACACGAAGACGGTAGTGCCACCTACAAGTTTCACATGGATGCACATTGTCGTGGGTTACTGGCAGAGGAAGGGTTGAAGCTAGTTCTCTACTGTGCAGCAGCCAACATGGACATGCAGCTAGTCTATGACTTCATTGAGGATCATATTAAGTACGAGAAAGATGAACTAACAGAGTATGAGTTTGGTACTACAGATGAACCACAGAAATGTGTGTCGTGTGGGGGTCCAGCGAAGTCTGACTTCTGTGAATTTTGTCTGAATGAGGAATAAGATGGATAAAGAGTTTCACGAATATGCACACAACATTGCACGTAACTACAACACAGAGGATTACGAAGATATATATCAACAGGCGTGGGTATATCTTCTGGAAGCCAAAGAGAGTGGGCTGAAGGGCGTAGAATGCTTCTGGGACGCACGGTTTCGTTCTAACCTGTGGTCTAACTACAAAAACCGTTTGGTTACTCTACCTATGCGCACAGGCTCTAAGGAGTTAGCTGACACACAAGAGATGGAATTTGAAATACATGACCACACTATTACTACTAATGATCATGCAGAGGCTTACGAAACGTATAGTGAAATTCAGTACCTTCGTAAAAACATGGAGAAGCTGAACAGTCGAGAACTTGGGTTACTGAAAGAGGTATATGCAGATGGTCTATCGTTTCGTGATCTAGCAAGTAAGTACGGTCAGTCTAACGAGATGTGGCGAAAATACCACAACAAAATAATAAGTAAGCTAAAAAGTTGTCAGGAGAAAAATTAAGTTACTATATACTAAAGTCCCCCTTTAGGTTTACAACTACTACAGGAAATAAAGATGACTGATGATGAATACTATAATGAACTTATGAATAAGACACCTTCTGATGTCGTTTACAACTGGCAGGATTGTGTCGAAGGTTTCAAGCAAGCTGATGTAGATATGGGTAGTGCCTTTCATCGTAAGATAGAATGGATGAACAGGGCTGCTGATATATACTTAAAAGAAAACGACAAGATGGCAGGGTTTGTCGGTAGATTCTCAAAATACTGTGAGATTTCTTATGACTACGGCAAGAAACTTAATAGAGCAAGAAAAGTGCAGTGGACTGCACCAAACTTTAGTCACGATGCCATAGAAGCACTCTTGTCTGCCCCAGAGGAGTTACGTGAAGAGATTGTGTCGTCAGATAAACCTATGACTGCACCAGAGGTCGTAGAGGCTAAGAATAACTATAATGATGCTCAGACTAAACCTGAGTTTAGTAACGTAAAGACTGAATTAGATAACGGTACAATAACGCCGTTTGAAGCATCTGAAATAGTTAAAGAACGTAAGGCAAGTATACCTGTTGTGCCAGACTACAACGTCGAAGAAGCTATGGGTGCAATTAAAGGTATTTCCCAGATGTTTGGGCAGCGTTACACAGGTGAAACAACTGATGCAGCACAAGTTTTGTTGGATCGTATTATGGAAGGATATGACAAAGATGACATAGGATTAAGTATCGCTAGGGATTATGCCAAATGGTTCTTGTCGCTAAAACAGGTCATTGATCTTGTTGGACCAGAACTTGAGAAATTCTTATCAGATAAACCAAACCTTAAACTTGTAAACTAGGAGAACCCGATATGAGTAAAGCAGCAAAAAACGTATGGATGTCAGCACAACAGACCTGCCTTGATCTTGGAATTATGCCCACTGAGGACAATGCACAAACATTAATAAAGCGTGGTGCAACATCTGTAAAAAGTGGTCAGAATTATGCGGCACGTAGTGGAATACAAGATGTATCACAGAAACCTTACACTAATGAGTTTGGTGAGCAAGAAATCTTAGAAACGATCTGTGATAGAAACATGGAATATGCAGAGCGTTTTGTAGAGAGAAACATGTCAAAGTTCCAAGGTGGTGTACATAACATGACTTTGGCATCCTTATACATCATGCGCCGTCAACGTCAGAAACTAGACGAACTGTCTAAAAAATAAATAAAAGGAGAACCACATGACAGAACAAGCACACCTACCATGTCCTTATGTGTCGTGTGGTTCTTCTGATGCCTTTAGTTTTAACACTAATGGTTATGGGAAGTGCCATGCTTGCGATACAGGTTACCCTTCAAAACAAGAGATGTTCGATTGGGCAAAGGAGAAGTACCCCACAATGGAAAAAGATGGATTTGATAACCTACGTTCTATAGTGTCGTCACAACCTACAGCAATGTCGCAGAAGACCTACAAGGAAATGCGTGGGATCACTGCAAAGACTATGGAAGAATTTGATGTCGTGACTGATGACTTTACGCAAGAGTACACATACCCCTCTGGTGGAAAGAAAGTGCGTATGATTGCAGACAAGAAGTTCTTCACCAAGGATGGCTTCAAGGGTGACGAGTTGTTTGGTATGAACCTGTTCCCTGCTGGGTGTAGCAAATTTGTCACAATAACAGAAGGTGAACTAGACGCTATGTCTGCATGGCAGATGCTCAAGTCTAACTGGACTACACCTGTTGTGTCGTTACCATCAGCTACCCCATCGAAGAAATTATGGGAAAACTGTAAGGAGTGGTTAGACAGCTTTGAGAAGATCATTCTATCTGTCGATAACGATGAAGCAGGTAACAATGTCGCTGACCGTATGTCACGCCTGTTTCCTAACAAGGTCTACCGTGTAGATCACGGTCAGTACAAGGATGCTAACGACTTCCTACAGGCAGGTAAAGCACAGGACTACAAGTCCTCATGGTGGAAGCCTATCAAGCACACACCAGAGAACGTCATCAATACTGCTGACCAGTTCTTGAAGCTGTATGAGGACACGCCAGAGCATGTGTATGTACCAACAGGTATTCAGGCACTAGACGACAAAATCTTGGGCCTGATGCAGGGACACTTCACTATGTTCAAGGCACCTACTGGTATTGGTAAGACAGAACTGATGCGCTACCTAGAATATCAGATGCTACAACGTAACATCCCTATCGCTACGTGGCACCTAGAGGAGACTAAGCTACGTTCATTGTTAGGGCTTGCGTCCTACAAGATGAATGACAACGTAACACGCCGTGACTTAATTGAGGACAAGGGGGTTGATAAAGAAGTACGTGAGGCCATCGTTGACCTTACTAAAGGGGAGAACCTTTATCAATTCTACTTGGGGGACGGACAGGGGGCCGACGAACTGTGTGATCAGATACGGTTCTTTAGTCAGGCATGTGACTGTAAGTTTGTATTCTTTGAGCCTATCCAAGATGTCATCACTGGCACTGAGGAAAGCAAAGAACAACAACTGGCAGACCTGTCCGTCCGATTGTCTAAACTGGCAGCGGAACTCAACATAGGTATCGTGTCTATCGGACACACTAACGAGAATGGAGACTTCAAGTATTGTAAGATGATTGGTCAACGTGCTAGTGTCATTGTGAACCTACACCGTGACAAAGAGTCAGACGACATAGAAGAACGCAACACAACGTATCTCAAGATTGAGAAGAACCGTCCGTCATCCGAAGAGGGTATGGCAGGTAAACTCAAGTTCAACTACGATACGTTCACACTACGAGAGGTATATTAGTGCCAGTATTTGACATAGAAACAGATGGGCTGAACGCCACAAAGATACACGTGTTATCGTGGATGGGGGACGATGGAAATGTGCATCACACCCATGATTATGTAGCTATGCGTATATTCTTTGAGGAAGCAGACATCCTCATTGGTCACAACATTATCCGCTTTGACATCCCCCAAGTAGAAAAAGTATTAGGGGTCAAGATCAAGGCAAAGCTAGTGGATACCCTAGCCTTGTCGTGGTACCTGAACTTCAACCGTGGGTCACATGGCCTAGAGGGTTATGGTGTTGACTATGGTGTACCAAAGCCAGTTATCAAGGATTGGAATAGTCTTACACCAGAGGAATATGCCCACCGTTGTAATGAGGACGTTAAGATCAACTCACGACTATGGCGTGACTTAGACATCAAGCTAAACAAGCTGTACCCTGACAGTGGAAATAAGTGGAAGCTGATCGACTACCTGACGTTTAAGCTACAGTGTGCAGCAGAGCAAGAGGCCCTACGATGGAAATTAGACGTACCCAAAGCACAAGCCCACTTACAAGAGTGGGAAGCACTCAAGCAAGAGAAGACAGAGGCACTTGCCAATGTTATGCCGAAGGTCATCAACTACGCTGTACGGACAAGACCAAAGGTGTACCACAAACAGGACGGAAGTTTGTCTGCAAACGGTGCCAAGTGGGAACAACTCTGCAAAGACCACAAGGTCCCGACGAGTACCCAGAGCCTGAAAGTCAAGGTTGGTGAAGATCGTGCTAACCCTAGTTCTGTATCACAGGTAAAAGAGTGGTTGTTCATGCTAGGGTGGGAACCACGTACATTTAAGTTTATGAGGGAAGCAGATGGCTCCACAAGGAAACTGGAACAAATACGTAAAGACGGAGAACTCTGTTCCTCAGTACGTGAGTTGGTTGCACGAGAACCTGCTATTGGTTTGCTTGACGGCCTCACTGTTCTTTCTCATCGTATTGGAGTCATCAAGGGCTTACTTGACTCAGAAAACGAGGGATATGTGTGTGCAAGTGTGGCAGGACTTACGAACACATTCAGGTTCCGTCACGCCCGACCATGTGTCAACTTGCCAAGCGTTGATCGACAGTACGGTAAAGAAATAAGGGAATGCCTGACAGCACCAGAAGGTTACACTCTGTGTGGTGCCGATATGACATCATTAGAGGACACAACCAAACGTCACTACATGAAACCACTAGACCCTGATTATGTCGAGGAAATGTCTAAGGATGGGTTTGATCCACACCTTGACCTTGCCAAACACGCAGGTGTCGTCACACAAGATGACATCGACAAACACAACTCAGGTGAACGTAGCCTCAAGGCACTGCGTAAGAACTACAAGGTGGTGAACTACAGTGCGACTTATGGCGTAGGTAAGCAGACCCTAGCCAGAAACACAGGCATGTCTGAGAGCGAAGCACAGACGCTCCTAGACGCATTCTGGTCACGCAACTGGTCTGTAGAGAAAGTAAGTAAAGATGCAACCGTTAGAAATTTATTTGGTTCTGATTGGCTTTACAATCCTGTGTCTGGCTTCTGGCATTCACTGAGGTCAGATAAGGATAGGTTTAGTACCTTGAACCAATCTACAGGTGTCTACTGTTTCGATAGTTGGGTCATGTACTGTCGTGGCTTCCTATTAAAAACTATTGGGCAATTTCACGACGAGGTTATTGTCCTGACAGAAGAAGGAGAAGAGGAAAACACAAAGAGCAAAATGCAGTCTGCTATTGATTTACTCAATGAAGAGTTGCAGTTAAATGTCCCTCTTGGGATTGATGTACAATTCGGTAAAACGTATGCCGATGTACACTAAAATAAAAAGTTGTCAGTAGCTGAAAAAAGTTACTATATATATTTACCAGTGTTAGAAAAGGATACACAATATGGCAAGATACACACTCGACATGGTTCTAGAATATGCAAAAGTATTTCCTGAGAACGCAGACATGGGTAACCCTGATGGACCACAGTGGCAACAACAGATTGCCAAGAAGGGTGGTCAGTATGTAGTCAATGCATACTTTACTAGCCAAGAACAGATCGACAAACTTATGATGGATGGCTTCAAGGCCACAGTCATGGGTAACTCTCGTATCCAAGAGGGTAATGCAGACTTCGGTATTGGTAAGTACATGAAGATCAAACGTGGCGTAGCTGATGATGTACGTGACTGGATCGACCCAATTACTAAAGAGAACGTCAACCTAGGTGGCCCTGTCAAGGTCGTTGACCTACGGCAAGGAAAAGAAGAAGTTCGTAAGTGGTCATTCTCTGAGGATGGTGAATTAGGCAACGGTACACGGGCAAAGGTGCAGTTTGAAACCTATGCTGATGGCAATGGTGTACGGCTGAATGGTATTGCTGTAACTGAACTTATTGAACGTACAAGCGAACCGTCAGAAGATGATATGATTTTTGCGGCGGCAGGTTAATGCAAGTAGAAATTAGTTTTGTAATGGACAAAGATGAGGACGGGGTTACAGGCTCCGTCACCATCGAACGACAAGAGGTAGATAGCTTATATGATCTCCTACATCTATATCACGATGCTTGCCTCGCAGCAGGGTACACCTACGTGGAATCCATCGGTGCGCACAAAGAGGGTGGCGAAATGGCTTGGTCGAGTTTCTGATGGGATACGGAAAGGCTTTAATCGACGGTGATGTATTCGCCTATCGTGCAGCCTTTTCTACTCAAGATGAAAGCGAACGGGCTGCACGTGTAAAGACTGACGAGATACTGCAAATGAGTATAGAGTATGTATGTGGCTGGCCTTGGGACAGTGACGACTATCAAATCTATATCACATGTAGTGGACATCAGTTTAGACACGACATTGCCAAGTCACATGTTTACAAAGGTAATAGGTCCAAAAGAGAAAAGCCTAAACACCTTTCATTCATTCGTGACTATATGGTGTCAGATTGGCAAACGGTTGTCAGTGTGGAACAAGAAGCAGACGATTGTCTAGCGATACATGCTACAGAACTCGACCATGATTGTACTATCGTGTCAGTAGATAAGGATATGCTACAGGTTCCATGCTGGCATTACAACCCTGTTAAAGGTACGATGAATAAGGTTACCCCCGACGAGGGAATTAAGTTCTTCTATACCCAGATATTGACAGGGGACAGTGCTGACAACATCCACGGTCTACCACAAGTTGGCCCTAAGAAAGCTGAGAAGATACTCAAAGGGTCAACCACTGAGGAAGATTTGTGGGATACAGTCGTTAAGGCTTATGATGGCGATGTAGACCGTGTAGTGGAAAATGCTAGATTGCTCTGGCTACGACGATACGAAGGGGAAATATGGCAACCACCAGACAAGCGATAAAGCATGGCTATCGTTCTGGTCTAGAAGAGAGGGTATCAAAGGAATTAGAGGAAGCTGGTGTTAAGTATGAGTATGAGACACAGAAGATCAAGTATCGTGTCGAGGAAGACCGTACCTATACACCAGACTTCATCTTACCTAATGGTATCATAGTCGAAACTAAGGGCCGTTTTACAACAGCAGATAGAAAAAAGCATTTGCTAATTCAGAAACAGTACCCAAAGCATGACATCAG